GGCGGCGTCCCAGGTCATGGTCCCGGCCGAATCCCAGGTCAGGGACGGGGTGGCGTCGTTCCAGCGTGGCGGCGGGGACGTGCGGCAGTACCCGGACACGACCAGCTCGAGGTCGTGGCCGCCGTAGGTGAGGTTCTCGGTCCAGCCCTCGACCCACAGATACGTACTCGTGGGGACCGACCCGGCGGCCGGGAGTCCGGTGAGCTGGATCAGGTCGTGCATGTCCAACCCGAGGAGGGCGCCGGTCCGGGTGGCGTCGAGGTCGTCGAGGTCGACGGGCAGCGCGGACATCACCCAGACCGGCGTGGAGTTGCGGGTCAGGAGCATGGTGCCCAGGGCTTGGGCGTCGGCGGCGGCGGCGAGCTCGGTGCCGGTGGTGTAGCCGTAGGTGCCGTACTTGGCCTTTGAGTCGGGGCGGTCTCCGAGGAACCGGGGCTGTTCGCCTCCGTCGGCGGCGACCCCGTAGCCGATGGACACGTCGTTGACCAGGGCCTCGGTGGTCCGCGACCAGGTCGGGGTGACCAGGATGTCGCAGGCGTCCAACGTCAGGGCGGGCGTGGTGCCGCGGCGGTGGTTGGCGTCGGAGTACCGGATCTCTCCGGCGCGGGTGGCCCAGACCAGGCCGCCCGCGTCGGTGGCGGTGGCCTGGGCGACATCCAACGCGGGCTGGGAGTCGACGTCGCGGGGAAGGACCTGGACGGTGCCGGGGTCGGAGGTGGCGGGGTTCAGGGTCAGGCCGGCGGCGGCCATGACGGCGGCGACCCGGGCCCCGTCGAGCTGTTGGGGCCACGGTGTGGCTCCGACGACGCGGCGGCCGAGGTCGGCCAGGGCGCCGGTGGCGATCACCTGGACCACGGCCCGGTCCGGGGTGTCGGGGCCGGCGTCCTCCCAGCCCTGGTTGATGTCGGTGACCCGGCCGGCGAATCTGGTTGAGGTGGTGCCGGCCAGGGTGGTGGAGACCTTGACGATGGCGCCGACCTCGAGCGGCGGGAACGGTGTCTGCGAGGTGTCCAGGGATAAGTCCAGGGTCGCGGAGGATGCTTCCGGCTGGGAGCCGGGGTCGTCGCGGCCGTGGTGGATGCTCACCTGGTCGACCAGACAGGACAGGTCGGCAGGAGGTCGGCCCGTGTACGGGGTCAGGGACAGGGACTCGACGATGGCCGCCGTAGCGAAATCGGGGAAGTGAAGTTTGGGGGCCAGGTAGGTCCAGGCCCCCGGGTGGGTGTCGATGACCTCGACGGTGTAGCTGCCTGGCCCGGGAAGGGCCAGCACGGTCGAGACCTCGGCCGGTGGGACCCCGGCGGTGTCGGCGGGTGTCTGTCCGTAGCAGATGCTGATCACGACCTCCCCGGCGCTGGCGACGGTGAAGGCGGCCACGGCGCGGTACTGGGTTACTGCCGGGTTACGCAGGATCGGGGTCGCGATATCAGTGATCAGCTCAGAGCCCAGCGTATTGGTGGAGTCGGAGACTGCGGTGCCCGCGGCCCAGTGCCAGGACCGATACCCGTTCCCGGTGTTCACCAGCCAGGAGGCCAGGTTGGTGGTGAAGTCGGGGTTGGGGTTGACCGGTGTCCCCCAGGCCTCTGAGGGGTCCTGGAGGAGGGTGACGGTGTGGACGCCGATCATGGCCGGCTCACCCGGCCCGGAGTCCGACACGCTGTTCGTGGCGGTTCAGGAGGCGGCCGACCTGGCGGGCCACGGCTTCGGGGTCCAGGGCGCCGTAGATGTTGATGACGGTTCCCGGGCCGGCCGGTGTGCCTGCCGGTCCGGCCCGGGAAGCTCCACGGGCGTACGTCGCCGGTGCGATCCCGGCGGTGGTCTTGGGTGCGGACTTGAAGGGGTTCAGGTTCGGCATCTTCGGGAAGTGGATCCCGGCGATCTTCTTGATCAGGTCCCCGACGGCGGTGACGACGTGGTCGATGGCGGTCTTCACGTCGTCGATGGCGGCCTTGACGGTGTCGAAGGGTTTCGACAGGACCTTGCCGAGGCCGTCGACGGTGTCCTTGATGGCCGTGATGGCCTTGTCCCACACGGTCTTGATGGAGTCGGTGACGGTGCCGACCTTGTCCTTGACGGACTCCCAAATGGTTTTCAGCTTGTCGCGCAGGCCGCGGGCCAGGTCGGCCACGGCGGTCCACAATGCCTTCCACTTCCCCTTGATAGCTGAGGTGACGTTGGTAACGGCGGTCCTGATGGCGCCGAACACGGCCCGGGCTACGGCCAGGTAGGCGCGGACAGAGCCGCCGATGGCACGCCACACGGCTTTCCAGACGGCCTTGACGACGGCGCTGACGGTCCGGGCGACGGCCAGGACATTTTTCCAGACGGCCTTGATGGCGGTCCCCATGGCCTTGGCGCCGGCCTGGATGGCGGCCCAGACGGCCTTGACGACGGCGCGGAACGTCTCGGACTTCTTCCACAAGATGATGATGACGGCGACCACGGCCATGACGGCGAGGATGACCAGGCCGATGGGTCCCAGGGCCGACAGCCAGGCTTTGGCAGTCTCCTTGCCGACGAGCTTGACCAGGATCTCGTAGACGGTGAGGGCGGCGTTGACGGCCAGGATGGCGGCGGCGAGGAGGCCGATGACGCCGACGGCGATCAGGACCAGGGTGGAGTTCTTCTCCATCCACTTGGCTACGACGGCGAGCTTCTGGGCGAGGGCGGCGACCATCGGGAGGAGGGATTGTCCGATGGCCGATTTCGCGTTCTCCATGTTCGCGTTGAGCCGTTGCTGTTGGCCGGCGGCGGTGTCGGCTTCCCGGCCGAAGGCACCGACCGCGGGGCCGGACTGTTCCATGACCAGGTTCAAGGTGGCTTGGGTTTTGGCGTGTTTGGCGGCGGCGCCGGTGAGCTTGTCGGTGCCCTCCTTGGCCATCTCGGCTTGGATGGTGGCCTGTTTGATGGAGATCCCGTACTTCTCGATGGGGTCGGTCTCACCCTTCAACACACTCGAGAGGGCCTCGACGGCCTGGGCGGTGGTGCCGCCGTAGGTGGCCGACAGATCGGCGCCCAGCTTGACCAGGTCATTGGTCTTCCCGGCGACCTGGTCCATCGGGACACCGAGATTCTTCAACTGGGCGCCGATCACACTGGCCAGCTCGCCGTACTCCGATTTGGCCAGCCCGACAGAGTCGGCGGCGCCGGCGGCCCAGCGTTTGATCTGGCCGGCTGACTTCCCGAACACGGTGTCCACGGCACCCATGGCCTGTTGGGTGCGGGAGGCGGCGTCGAAGGCCTGTTTGCTGAACGCGATGACGGCGGCGCCGGCGACGGCGGCCGGCAACGCCATCTTGCCCATCGTGGACTTGAACTTGTCCATCCGGCCGGCGGCCTGGTCGATCGACTTGGACGCGCTGGAGGTGTCGCCGATGACCTTGACGACCAGGGTTGCGGACTGTGCCATCGTTCAGCCCTGCCGTTCCGCGGCGGCGCGACGTGCTTCGGAGACCTCGAGGGCGACCTGGTAGGTGGTCTCGATGAGCTCGTCGGAGGCGTCGAACCAGTGCGGCGGTGGGATCCCGATGTCGAACATGGCGGCCAGCTCGACGATCAGTCGGACTCGGGAGCCGGGCGGGTAGGGTCCACCTCGACCTCGTCGACGGAGTAGTCGAGAAGGTCGCGGTCCTTGAACTCCTCCCAGGTGCCGTCGTACTTCCCGAGCCGTTTCAGCGCGGCCCAGACCTCGAACCGTTCCTGGTGTTGGAGGTGGGGGACGGTGCCGGACCCGTCCTTGACCACGATCTGTGGCCACCGGTGTTTCTGTGCGGTTTCCTCGTAGCGGACGGTGTCGGCGGTGATGATCCGGATGTCGGTGAACACGTCGCCAGAGGCGAGCTCGACGGCGGCGTACTTGCGTTTCAACAGGCCCATGGCTCAGACACCCTCCACTCGGGCGAGGATCCGGTCCAGGCCGGCCAGGTAGACGGCGGTCCAGGCCGGTTCGGTGTCGTGGGCGGCGTCGACCAGGAACGGCTGGGCGCGGATGTGGTGGGCCGGCCACCCGTAGTGGATGACCCCGGCGTAGGGGACGCGGGCGCCTCCCGCGCGGACCACGGCAGACCCGGCGGCGCGGGAGCCGCGGATGGAGGAGGCCAGGCGACCGGACCGGTGGGGGGACGATCCGGCCGCCCTGGCGGAGACCATGGCCGCTACCTGGGCGTGGACTGTCTTGAGGTCCTCGAGGTCGCCGGCGGCCTTCTTCAGTGTCGCACGGAGCCGGCGGCCTCCCTGAAGCTCGACGACGGGGCCGGCCATCAGGCCCCGACCAGGGCGGAGCTGGTGTCCTCGGCGTCGGCGTCCTCGGACTGGCCCTCGCTGCTGGCGCCGGTGATCCCGGTGCCCCAGGTGATGGTGGGCTTCCCGACGATGGTGAACTCGAAGTCGCTGGTCATATCCTCGCCGTACTCGTCACCACCGAAGTCCAGGGGGTCCAGGACCAGGGTGCCGACCGCGGAAGCGCCGGCCGCGGTGTTCGGGGTGAAGGTGAACCCTTGTTCGGTGCCGGCGGACTCCCAGCACAGGGCCGACAGGCCGTCGGCCATGGCGACGTCCTGGTCGACGTTCCCGGTCAGGGCGAACGTGTAGTCGACGGCGCCGGCGGAGACGTCGCCACACAGCTTGGTCTTGGAGTCGCCCTGGTCCTTGTTGGGGGTGATCTTGGCGTTATTGACCAGACAGGACACGTCGAGCTCGGAGCCGGTCGCGCCGATCTTCAGGGTGCCCGGTCCGAGGGGGATGTTGGCGGTGGTCATGAGGTGGTCTCCTTGATGGGTTGGGCGACGGCGGCGGTGGTGGGGTCGTAGACGGCGGTTCCGGTCATCTGGAGACACGGCAGGGCGGTCGGTGAGCCGGGCAGGA